GTCAGATCGGCATACGGGGTGTAGGGGTCACCCGCGACGTAGGGGACGCTCACGGTGCCGTACTGGGAGGCAAAGTAAGTGCCGTCCGTGGCGTTGCAGCGCCAGCCAACCGTGAAGACGACATCCGTCTCGCCTTCAGCCTCCGGGTAGCAGGACATATATTCGACGATCCATGTGTATGTGTTGGTCATGATTTATTCTCCAGTGCTGCGAGGCGGGTGGTGAGTTCTTGGATGGCGGCGGTTAAAGGCGCAATAAATTGGTCATAGCGCAAGGCAAGTGAACCATCGCTTGTTTCTAAATAGCCGCCAAAATCTTGTTCGCCCAAAGCCTCTTTAACTTCTTGAGCAACAAAACCAAAATGGGTTCTTTTGCCTTCCTTGGGCGTTGCAATAGGATTTTGGTCTTTATCAAAAGTAACCGTATTACCACCAATATTCCATTTGTACGAAACGGGGCGCAAGGCCATGATAAAATCAAGACCCAAAACGCTATTCGTTATAGAGTTTTTCTGTCGAGCGTCTGATGTTTGAATTGTACCATTTGCGGCATAAACAGCGGCCCATCTATAGCCCCCGGAAAAACCACAGTTATTTGCGTTATCAATAGCAGGAATAAATTGTTGCGCCATTGATACTAATATAGATGCGCTGGCGGCTGCTGTTGTAATATTAAGGTTTGTTGATAAAGAACCCGCTATTCTTGATATACCAACAATACTAGCGCCATAACCAACATTAGAAGATGTGGTTGTTCCGATTAACAGGTCGCCGTAGGTGTCTAGCCGCATTTTCTCGACGCTGTTGACCTTAAAAACGTGCGTTGTCGCGCTATCGTAAGCAAGGCTCCCGCTGGCACCGTTGATGCTTTCAATAGTACCAGCCGCATTGGACGCGCCGAATGTCAGTGAGCCAGTAGTTCCGCCAACATTAAGGATCATGTTGTGCGAGCCAGCGCCAGAAGCTGGGTTTATTGACGTTCCGACACACCAGCCAGTTGACGTAATCGCGCCCATTGCCGCGCTGTTGACGGCGAAATAAATGGGCTGGGCTGCTTGCGTGTTAAGCGTCAGACCACCGGGGCCGTCACACAGTACCATGCCACCGCCCTGCCGGTTAATGCCGGAAGTTGTCCAAGCCGTTCCAAACATATTAAATTGTAGGGCGTTGGTGCCGTTGCCAAGTACAGCAAGTGTAGTTGCGGCAGTCCCGGCGCTGCCGTTTACGAACTGATACCCATAAGTGTTTGTGTTTGCGTCCAACCGCCCGTTAATCAAAATGGCAGCATTGGCGGCAACGCCAATACTAATAACGCCAGTTGCTACATTGCTTGTGCCGCCGACATTCAGATTTCCGACAACATTGCCAGTCGTCCCCACCCACAGAGCCTTCTGCGTGGATATACCGCCCGCCGTGATGATCGAGCCAGTCGTGGCTGATGTAGCATCCGTAACAAGCGTGGAGCTAACACCACCAGCAGCCGTCAGAAGGCTGCTAAAACCACCCGTTCCCGTCACATCCAGTGTGCGCGTAGGACTAGCGTTAGCCACACCGATGCGGGTGTTGGTCGTATCCGGCGTCAGCACATCAACAAGCTGGCCTAACTTTGTCGTGAGGTTAGCAGCCATTAGGACACCTTCACCGAAACAAATGCGCGGCCATCTTCGAGGATTTTCCACACTCGGCCCACGGCAGCGCGGTACTGGTCAAATGTGGGGTTTGTCACGGCCTCGCCAGCAATGCCGCCATCTGGGCCAGCCACAGGGACAATGTAATCGCCTACTGTTGCGCCGGTCACGTTGACAGGCACCTGACCACTGAAGGCGATGCGGTCAACAAACTGGCGGGCGGCTTCTAGTGCTGCCTCGAAAGCTACTATGCGGCCTTGATGCTGTTCTTCTGTTTCGTCTTCTAATTGGCCTTCATGTTTAGGGCTTTTTCCTAAAAGTTCTTCAGTACCCCAAGTGTCGCCGCCGACATAGGACGGGTCCGTGGACTTAATGACAAAGCTATGGGCGTCAGCGAACTTGTCCGTCAGCTTGCCGTCAGCATTAACACCAGCAACAGCGCCCTTGGCGAGGACGCCACAGCTATCCGCCTTGAGCATGTATTCGGCGTAGTCAGCACCGGAGGCGTTAATCGTTCCGCCAGCATTAATAGAACGCGATGTACCAGCATCTTTAGGAACAAAAACAGCAGAATTAGCGCCGTTCCATGCACTAACGCTAGTGCCACAAACATAAAAAACACCAACTGAAGCTGCGGGGTCTACTTGTAAAATAGGGGTTCCTGCATCTTGCGAAACATTTTTCCTAATAGTTGTTCTGCCACCACTAGTAATCCCCACCAGCAGATTACCGCTGGTGTCGATGCGGGCGACTTCGGTGCTGGAAATAGCAAATGCAAGTATGCCAGTACCGCTTTTAGCATTAATTGTATGCGTATCGCCTGAATTTGTGGTCGTGCTGCTTGTGAAAGCCAACGCGCGAGCCGAATTGTCGCCGCCATTGCCGGTAAAATATGTTCCAACAGTAGCGCGAGAGACGTCGAGCGTGTTAGTCGGAGTGCAGCCGATGCCGAGGCCGGTAGTCGTCAACTGCATGTATTCAGATGGTCCAACCGTATTGTCTGGTTGAAGTTTAAAACTCCAATATCCGCCGCGTTTGTTTGCCGTACCACTTGGTTGCGTAAAACATTCTATGACACCAATGGTTTGATAAGTTGCGGTGTTTGTTAAGTAATCGGCTGTAAACGCCCCAATGCGAGCACTTGCCGCATCAGCGCGGGTCGATGCTGATGAAAATAAGCCGTAACCAGTACTTGCTACTTGAGCGTAAGCACCCAATGCCCATGCACTTGAAGCTGCAGCACCGACACCCAAATTAGTTCCGACAACAGCCGCCTTCTGGCAGCTTATACCGCCCGCCGTGATGATCGAGCCGGTGGTCGTGGACGTTGCATCCGTGACCAGCGTGGAGCTAACACCGCCAGCAGCCGTAAGCAGGCCACTTAGGGCCGTCGTTCCAGTCACCGCCAGAGCATTAGAGCCAATAGTTGCGCCGCCGAGGGCTAAGGACGTGGCGCTGGCAGAACCCAGTGACGGGTTGAAACTGGAGGATATGGTCCACGCAATGGTCTCGACGATATCGTTAAGCGCACAGGCGGTGCCTAGGACTACAGTGGAACCCGTAGTGGCCGTGTACTCCGATGAGGAGAGCTTGGAGCCGTTGTAGTATACGTCCACAAAGCCCACCGTGTAGGTCACGCTGAACGTCGTCTGAGCCGCCGTCGCAGTGAAGTTGGTCTTGGTGTAGACCGTGAGGCCGGTTGATCCCGTAGCCTGCCAGCCCACATTATTGTAGGTCCATGTACGCCCGTTGAAGGTGTACGTCTGGTTGAGCGTCGGCGTCGCGGGGAAGTTGATAGCCATGTTGCTGCCTTAACTCGGTTCGGAACCCCAAGGTAATGGGACTCCAGTAGAAGATAGCACGGTTGCCCCAGCTTCCCAGTCTACGAGGAACTGCTGGTAGTCGGTGTTTTCGGGGTCTAGGGGGATGAAGGCGTCGTCGCTTCTCTTTACGCAAACGATGTCCTGTGGCGACATTGAAGACGCGATGAACTGGTAGCTGTTCATATTATAGCTCCGCGCTTATGTTCAACACGCCGTTCAATGCCCGATATACAATAGCTGCTCTGCCCACAGTATAAGTTGAAAGAGTTAGGCTGAGATCAAACTCTATTCCCGAGGAATTGAGATAAGCAACACTTATAGATGTTTGCCCGCCAGATATATTACCGTCAAACACATAGGACGGAGAGGCCATTACTGCCGTGGGTGTTGTCCGCATAACAACAGGAAGTACCATATGGCACCTTCCTGCCGTTGAAACCCCAGATATAACCCCACACAACGGCGCATCAATATAAGTCTGGTAATACCGCTGACACTTAGCAAAGGACACTTCGTAATCATCCGGCACGAACGGCGTGGCGATGGAGCCGAGTTCGAGTTTGACGCCAGTTAGGAAGAAGTCGCCAGCCGTAGTGGCGCACAACTTCGTTGTACCGGTTACCCCGCGATAGTCGGCGGCTTGCCATGCGCCAGTAGCACTACCGGAGTAAGTTGCGCCAACACCCAAGTCCCAGCTCACCTGAATACCGATGCCGTTGGTGACAAGCCAAGTGCCTGAAATGTCGCCGGGGACGGCAACGGTCTTGTACTCCCAAGTATTTACAACGCTTATCGTGTACGTTGCGGGGAACGAGCGGTTGTTCGCGCTGTTAAAGAAGCTGACACCAAAGGTGCCGGTAACCGAGCTTTTGCACCAGAAGCTCAACAGAATAGCCTTGGCGTCGGCGGTGCCAAACTTCATGTCGCCGCAGTTCAAGCCCTCAACCTTCTGCACGATACCGGCAACCATAGTGGCGGCGGGGGCTGCTGCCGTACCGCCAAACAAATACTTAAGGCTGTTTATAAATCCGGGCGGTGTCGTGGACGCCAGAGATGCCTGCTGGGATGTAAAGGTCTGCGTTGTCTGGTTGACTAGGCGAACCAAGAACCTGTCAACGACATAAGTGTTGTCTGTTGAAACAATAGCGAAGCGCTGGTCAATGACCATATCCCCATTGATGATCTTGTTCGCGCCGCCAAGGTTACTAATGTAGGCACCGCCGGAGATGCTGGCCGTCCCAGTCACAGCCAGAGCATTACTACCCAGCGTGGCACCGCCCAGCGACAGGTTATTGGCAGAGCCAGCGCCGTTAGCAAGTACCGAGAAGTTGCGGGTGATGGTCATTATTCTCTAGGCTCCCGAGGAGGAACAGGCTTGGGGACGATGCTTGTGCCGTCCCAGCTATCACCAATTCCGGCAGTGTCGGACTGGAAGTTGAGTGTACCTTCGGGCTGCGTTGAGCCGTCGCCGGGTTCAATTTCCGCGACGTTGACTACAAGGTTAGTCGAAAGGTCGATGATTGCGTACCGCATCAGTAGTACTCGTCTACGATAATGACACCAGAGCCACCAGCGCCGCCATTATAACCCGCACCACCGGTTCCTCCTGAACCACCACTTCCAACGGTATAGGTGTAAGTGGCAGCAGGGCTATTGATGATGAGTTCAAGGTATTCGCCTTCGCCGCCGCCACCGCCAAAATATAGTGTCGATAACGTCGCTTGCGAGGATGCTGCATATGGACCCGATGCGCCACCACCACCACTGTTAGCTACACCTGAACCACCAGTTGCACCGTTTCCAGAAAATCCACCACCTTGTCCTCCGCCATTACCGCCCAAGAAAAGCCAATTAGTGGCAGTCCACGGCAGGGGGACAGGTAAAGTTCCAGCGCAGCCAGCTAACCTAAAGCTAGCTGTTCCAGTACCACCAGTGCCACCAGCACCTTGGAACGTAGTGCTGCCAAGTGATCCGCCAGTACCGCCATTTGCAACTACACTATTAAAACTTGATGTTCCGCCGTTACCGCCAACAGTAGTAGTATTATTACCGTTGCCCGGTCCACCGCCGCCAGCACCCTTAACGCGAACGACGATCTGGCGAACATTAGCCGGGGTTGTGTAGGTAGCCGACGATCCAGACAGGAATACTTGGCGAGTGTGGTTAGCCAGCGTAGAGCCGTTAAACGTCAGAGCCGTGGCCGCGCCGCTCAGAACTAAAGACGTACCCGTACCCGCGCCGATAGCCGTGTTGGTCACGCTCCATGTCGTCCACGCGATAGTCTCAACGATGTCGTTCAGGGCAGCGGCAACACCAAGGACTACCGTAGTTCCCGTAGAGGCAGTGTAGTCGCTCGTCGTCAGCTTCACGCCGTTCAGGTACACATCCACATAGCCGACGTTGTAGTTCAGGGTGAACGTGGTCTGGCTAGCCGTCGCCGTGAACGTGGTCTTTGTGTAGACGTTAGACGCAGCGCCCGTGGCCGAGGTTTCAACCCACTGCGAGCCGTCCACATCCGTAATGTAGGTGTAGTCGATACCCGTCGTGTTATCGAAAAACCGGTCACCCTCGATGGGCGTCGGGCTAGTGGGGGCTACGGCAACGTCCTTAAAGGAGTTGATCTGGACCCAAGTCGGGGAGGCCGCACCGGCAGACTGGAGGAACTGGTAGCCGTTGACTACGCCAGCCGCGCTAACGCCAATCGCAGTGCCAGTACCGTAAACCACACCGCCATTGGTAGGGATGGGGTTGGTCAGCGCCGTGGCTACTTCGGCTGGATAGGTTACGAAGACATCTTTCGTACCAGCGGAAAACGAAACAGCGCTGCCGCCGTTAGTGGATGCCAACACTGTAGTACGCGCAAGAGTGGGTCCCGAAGTGGCGTAAGTACCAACACCGACTTCCCACTCAGAACCCCCGGCAATCGTGTAATAGGTCGTATTCCCGTTACCGATAACCGCGAAGTTCTGGTATCCGGTGGGCGCAGTTCCGCTAAGGGTAACCGTACCCGTACCAGTCGTCGTAGTAGTATCTTTTACGCGGTCTGCGACTACAAGTGCCATTTAGGCAATCCGAATAATCGCTGTCGTGTTGGTGGCTGTCGGGAAGATGATCGTGAAGTCACCCGCAGTGGATGTCTTATCCGAACCAAAATCCAACGCGCACACCGCAGCGTTCGTCAGCGTGGTGTTTGCCGTGCCGTTAGCCGAAGGCGTGGTGTTGTAGATAAGCGCACCGCGAGCCGTGATTGTGGCCGTGGTAAACGTCAGGTCGCTGAAGTCCGTGAAACCCGTACCCGCCGAGGCATTGGTGTTGGACGCAGTCACGCCGAGATTAACCAGTGCGCCGCCGCCAGCCGTGTAGTTAGTACCGGTAACTTCGTCGGAAGCCGTGTACGCCGTGGTGTTGGCGTCAATAGTGGCCGACGAAGTATAGAGCGACAACTTAAAAGAGTCGCCGCTTGTAAGGCGGAAGTCATGCACGGCCAGCATAAGCTCAGCCTTGAACGAAGTGGTCATTGCCTGTGTAATTGCCATGGTAGTCTCCTTAAATGTCTAGGACCGCAGCCAGATCGGAATGACCGGCGTTGTTGAGCTTGTTAGCAATAGTCGTGTTGTGAGACCGGACAGCCTCGTGCATGTAGAACACCAGCACCTTACGGATACTGTCCTTGAAAGCTTCGGCCTGATCCCGGATAGCGGGGTGGCTCTGGCTACTTACGTAGACAATCTTGTCCAGCGCACGTTCAGCAATCTCTTCAGGCGTAAACCCACGGTTGCTAGTGGTCTGCACCATAACGTTGCCAGCAGTGACACCAAAAAGGATGGACATGTCGTTCATTTGACTGGGTACCGCACTTGTTGCGTACGGTACATATCCTGCCGGTTTTTCCCTTCACTCAGCCCCTTGAGCAGCCCCAGCGCTTCGTCGTAGCGCTTCTGGTAACCAGCAAGGACATCAGCCTCACCCTTCATAAAGGTGTAGGCTTCCAGCAAAGAACCGTAGAGCAGCGCCGAACTGAAGTTATCACCCAGCCACGACGTGCTAGCGGTCACGATGGACTGCGGGTAGTAGAAGTAATGCAGCTCCATGTTGTAGTTTGCATCGGGCGTAGGGCCAAGGAGGTAGGAATCTTGGTCAAACATGGCGTAGTGGGTGGGCTTGCCAGTGGTCGCCGGGTACGGGAACGCCTCGCGGATGTAGTTAACATCCTTGTTCAGCAGATAATCGTACGCCCCACTAGTCGGGTCGATAACAGCAAGTGAGAAGTTTGCCAGCCAGTCAGACGGTACGCTCAGATACATGTTCGTAGCCGTAGCATTGCCCGTCACGTTTTTACGCAGTTCAAGCAGCTGGACAATATTGTATATCCGCTGCTCAGCCTGCTCAACAAACGTAGCTATCTGCTCCGCAGACGTGAGCCCACCAGACCCCGCCGTGTCCGGGAAGTCGTTTTCAACGTAAGCCTGTATCGTTTCGACAAGCGTGGCGTAGTTCACGGCTTGCTCTTACCCGGGTTTGGATTGAAGTTCTTGCCCTTGGTCTGGACCGCGTAAGTACCCTTCGTACGCATCGTCTGGGTATTAGCAACGTTATTCGGGTATCCGCTGTTACCGTTAATCGGCACCGGCTTCGGCTGTCTGTATGTGGTGGTAGCCATTTACTTGCCCTTCTTCTGGTTTGCCACTTTGGCGAGACCGCGACCCAACGTCTTCAATTGCATGTTAGTTTTGCCGCCCCTAGCCAGCTTGGTCATCGGCTTGCCCGGGTGGGCGTTTTTCTCGTGCTT